CATCACGATCGAAGAGGGCATCGATGTTCCTTCGATCCAGGCCGAGCAGTTCCAGGTGTTGATCCAGTTGGCCGGCACGCAGCCGGGCCTGATCCCGTCGGAAATCCTGATCGCCGCCAGCAACCTGCGGAACAAGGACGAACTGCTGGAGATGCTGAAAGAGCATCAGCAGGCGGCGGCGCAACAGCAGCAGGCCCAGCAGAAGATGGTGGCGGACAAAGCCCAGGCGGACATCACGGCGCAGCAGGGCAAGGCGGCGGCGGACTTCGCGCTGGCGGCGGAACGCAAGCACGCCTCGATCCATCACATCGCCGACGTGCATGGTGGGTTCGCCGAGATGAACGCGCCGCCCGATCCGCCGTCCGATCCCGGAACCGTGGTCCCGCCGGAGGTTCAGGCGGCGCTGAACGACGCCGATATCAGGGGCAGGCATGCCAAGGCGATGGCGGACGAGGCGCGGGCGGGCGATCTGCGGCAATCGGCGGTCGAGAGGGTCAACAACATTCTGATCGCGCGCCATAACGCGCTGGCGCCGCCGGAACAGCCGGGGACAGCATGAGCGAGACACCATCCCAACTCGACGCCTTTCTGAGCAGCGGGGCCCAGCCCGAGGCCACTGAGACGCCCGCGCCGCAAGAGTCCAAGGCAGCGCCAGAGGCCGCGCCGGACAGTGGAGGCAGCGGCAACAAGGGCAAGCCGCCCGCCGCCAAGGCCGCCCCGGAGCCGGACGACGACGCGGAGCCGGGCGAGCCAGCGCCGCACGAGGCGATCGTCCCGAGGTCGGCATATCAGAAGGAGCGCGAGCGTAGGCAGAACTGGGTCGAGCGCGCCGGCCGCGCCGAGGCGGAACGCGACGCGCTGGCGAAGCAGCTTGAGGAGGCGCGCAAGCCGCCGCCACAGTCCACACCGCCGCCGCAACTTGAGCCGATCGACCCGGTGCGCGATCCCGAGGGATATACAAGGCGGATGCGTGGGGTGGTTCTCAATGAACGCCTGAACACGTCGGAAATGTTGGCGCTCGAAAAGCACGGCAAGGAAACGATCGACGCCGAGACCGAGTATTTCCAGCGACGCACGCAGGCCGACCCTCGGTTGTGGAACGAGCTTTATTCGAAGCCGCACCCGTATCAGTGGATGATTGATTCGAACTCCACGGCCCGGCTGCACGAGGAGATCGGCACTGATCCGGCGGCGTATCGGGCCAGGATAGCGGCGGAAGAACGGGCAAAGTGGGAGCAGGAGCAAGGCGCGGGGCAGAGGGCATCACCAGCGGCGGGCCTTCCTCCGTCTTTAGCCAGTGCCCGATCCGCCGCTCCACGCGGCACTAACGGATTTTCCGGGCCACCTTCACTCAGCGATATTTTGGCGAGACCGGCTCGTCGTGGGTGACCACAAAAGAGGTCCCGACCTTTCGGCCGGGAATATGAGAAGGAAGCCATCGACGCCGAGACAGAGTAATTCCAACTTCAATGAGGTCTGGGTGTTGGCCCAGAAAGCGGCGCGCAACAGCTTTATACACATCGCTGGCGTGGGAGGAAGCTGAATATTGACCGACCTCGCCACCCTGACCGCCATCCTCTACGCCGCGCGCCAGAGCCGCCGCGTGCCGGAGACTGTCGCTGAGAAAAACCGCGCTATAGCGGAATCGGTCGTCGATGCTAGACTGATCGTGGCCGCCACTATTGACGAGGAACCGGACATCCGTTCCACCCTCGTTCGATTACTGGAAGCCGAGCCAGAGCAACCGCCGCCGTCGCCGGGCATGATCGGGCGCACTACCGCGGAAGCAAAGGCAACCCGTCGCCGGGGTTAACGGGCGCCGGCCTGCCGCCAGGGCCTTAAACATGGTGTGACCCGTCGCCGGGGAACCAGCGGGCGTGACTTCAATCGAACCGTGCAAATCGCCCGTGTAGGCGTTGCGCTGCCTCAATGTAGGCCGCGTGTGCGTCTTCTTGGTTCTTGAAGGTGCCTAGGTAATGGTTCTTGCGGCCAAGTGTGATCATGGCTTTCCAACGCCCTGTTCTGGCGTCTTGAACCGCGCCTTTAAGCGTGCCCTCACGGATTGTGCGTCGGTTTCGGTTGTTCTCCGCTCGCGTGGCCGGCCGCAGATTGCTCCAGACATTATTCGACGGAACGCCGTCGATATGGCCGAGGACGGCGGCAGGCCATTCTCCCGTGACGTGCAGCCAGATCAGGCGATGAGCCTGATACGGGCAATCATGAAGCCTCACCGACAGGTAGCCGTACTGACCATCACGGCAGCCCGCCGGTTTGCCAGCAAGGCGTTTGTTCACACGCGGCAACACATCGTCGCGATGGCGCCACGACAACAGCCCGGTTTCCGGGTCGTAGTCCAAGGCGCGTCGGACCATTTCGGCGGTAAGTTGGCCGCGTGGAACAGCGGGTTTCTTTGGCATGGCCACATGAATATCACTGCGCGGACCCGAGGGAAAGCGAGTTTCCGTCAACTCGTAACCTAGGAATATAACGTGGCCGACATGAACGTAACTCCGGCACGCGCCGGACTGACTCCTCTAATCTGGGATTCCGACTTCTTTTCCGAGTATATCCGCAAGAACCAATTTGCTCGTTACATGGGCACAACCATGGGCAGCATGATCCAGGTGCGCGAAGACCTCACCCGAAAAGCCGGGGATACCGTGGTTTTCCCGACCGTCCGCCGCCTGATCGGCGCTGGTGTTTCCGGAAACACCGTCCTTGAGGGCAACGAAGAAATCCTCAACGCCCGCAGCCTGAACCTCGTCGTCTCCGCGTTCCGGCACGCGGTCGCGGTCAGCGATTGGGACGAGCAGAAGTCGGTCATCGATCTCAGGGAAGCGGCGCGCGAAGCGTTGATGAACTGGGAACTCGAGAAGATGCGGTCGGACATCATCACGTCGCTCGAGGCGATCACGGCGGACGGCAACGTGCAGGTGTCCTACCCGGCCGCCACCGCCGCCCAGCGCAACGCGTGGATGGTCAACAACGCCGACCGGGTGTTGTTCGGCAACAGCAAGGCCAACGCGGTCTCCGGCGTCATGGCCACCGCGCTGGCGACGATCACCGCGGCGACCGGCAAGATGACGGCGGCGACCGTCACGCTGGCAAAACGCATCGCGCGGACCGCCAGCCCGCGCATCCGACCCATCTCGGTCAACGATGACGAGGAATGGTTCGTGATGTTCATGCCGAGCTTACCGTTCCGCGATTTGATGACCGACCCCGTGATCATCAACTCGTTACAATATGCGTGGGATCGTGGCCGCGACAATCCGTTGTTCACGGCTGGCGACATTCTCTACAACGGCGTCATCATCCGCGAAGTGCCGGAAATGCCGGTCATCGCCGGAGCCGGCGGCGGCGGCATCGATGTCGCCATGTCGGCGCTGTGCGGCGCGCAGGCCCTCGGCGTCGCATGGGCGCAGCGGATGAAGTCGACGACGAACACACGCGACTACGGGTCAACTGGCCCCACCGTTCATTGATGGACGGTTGCAAACCCGGTGAACTCAGGGAACCTCTCATGACCAGTTATGAGACAATCCTGAGCCAAGCCCGCCAGATCGGCGGGAAGGTGCAACGATCATCCCGCAAGGGAGTAGGGGCAAGCGCCCCGAAGCGCCGGGCACCCCAATGGGGTGATGATATGATCTCGTCTGCCGGGCGACCGGTAGCAGCCTTTAATCGGGCGGTCAGTGCCTCGCGAACACTGGCGAAGACATTCTGCCTACGCAATAACGATATGCACGGCGTGGGAATCCAGGAGATGAGGGGGATCGGAAAGTTGCGCTTTGGCACCGATCCAACGGTTGATACTTCCAAGCCCGTAGACGCCGGAGTCGTTAGCGTCTTTACCAGCGCCGTTGCGGACTCGTAACAGAGAGATGTTTAGCGACGCACAGCATGGTGTGGTAGTTAACGAGAACCAGTGGCACGGCGAATGCCACTGGCCCTCTAACCACATTGAGCGAGATGAGCGCCCGAACATGGCTAAACCATATATACCCTACGACGGGGTCGTGATTACACGCGCCGACGCCTTGGCTGCTGGCCTGACGCGTTTCTTCACCGGAAAACCCTGTAAACACGGACATCTGAGCGAGCGCACGTCCGTGAACGGCGGGTGCATCGCATGCAACGCCATCACCGCCCTCGCGCTGTATCACGATGAGACGCCAGAGCGGCGTGCGGAACGCAATGAGCGAACGAAAGCGTGGAAGGATGCTCACCGGGAGCAGGTCCGCGCTGAGGGACGAGCCTATTCCCAGGCGCACCGGGGGCAGGCGAACGCCTGGAAGGCCGCGAACCGGGAGAAGATAAACGCGGCTGAGCGTGAGTCCCGATTGCGCGATCCTGATACACACAAAGCGCGCACCACCAAATATCAGACTTCCGACAAGGGGAAAGCCACGCTCCAGGCTTACCGTGTGGCAAACGCCGAAGCCGCCAGGAAGCGTGCGAAAGAATGGAAAGAGCAGAACCCTGAACGCGCTCTGGAGACCAAAAGGAAATACTACGAGGTCAACAAGGGCCACATCGTCGCCAAGGTTGCCGACTGGAACGTTGCCAATCCCGATGGACAGCGGACCAGAAGCCGCAACTACCGCGCTAAACTCTACGCCGCCGAAGGCAGTCACACGCGGGAACAAATCCAGGCGCTCTACGCTTCCCAGGATGGCAAGTGCGTTTACTGCCGCGTCTCGCTGAAAGACGGCTACCACGCCGACCACATCAAGCCGTTGAGCAAAGGCGGCTCGAACTGGATCGCCAACATCCAGTTGACGTGTGGACCTTGCAACAATCGTAAGCGTGCCACCGACCCCATCGAGTTCGCGCAACGCCTGGGCCGTCTCCTCTAACCGAACGGAGTAAACCGACATGGCAACGAAGCACGACGACGAAAAGAAGCCGAAAGCCACCGCGACCACTGACGCCTTCGGGCGTTCGGCGGAGCAGCGCGACCTGATGGCGTCCAACAGCATCGGCGCGCAGATCATCCTCGATTATAACGCGGACGGCAGTCTCGGTGCGCGTGGTGGCGCGGGGGCGACGCTCGAAGAAAACACGATGATCCGGGACGCGCACCTGATCGCCGTGGGCCTCGATCCCACGAACCCGTCAGGCCCGCCGACCGGCGAGCCGTGGGTTCCGCCCGAGCCTCCGGTAAGCACCCGCCACTCGGTCTCGGGGCATGCCACGCGCATGTCGTCGCTCGCGGCGGGGATCATCGGCGAGCCGGGTGACATTCCGGACCCACCGGCGGGCACCGTGGCCGGGGCGGCAAGCCGGTAACGTGCTCGCACCAAACCGGATGATGGCGGGGTATGCGTCGCCGTATGCGCGCATAGCGGACGTGCGGAACAAGCTGATGTTGCCGCTCGACGAAACCCCGCCAGCACCCGTGACACCCGGCGAGGTGCCAGACCAGCCGATGCCCGGTTGGCCAGCGCCGATGATGCAGCCGGATTTCAGCGGGATACCCGAGCCGCCGATGCCATCTGGGCCCGGAACGCCAGAGGGCTCACCGATGGCGCCACCGCCTGGGCTACGCGGCAAGGGATATTCCTCCGGCGCACAGCCTGTCGATGACTGGACCACGCGCCTGCAAAGATTTCAGGCCGACGCCACCATGGACCCGCGCATGGAGAAGCAACCACCTGAACCCGCGATCCCTGGCCCCGGCTACACGATGCGCGGCGTCCCTCAGGAGAACCTAATTCAGCAACTTCCCGGCGGCGTTCAGGTCGAGGGCTGGCTGCCGGCGAACGCGACACAGGCACCGATGAACCCGAATGATCCGCGCTACGCCCAATGGCTACGGCTGATGCAACAGCGCGGGAGCATATGATGACCGTCTCCGTCTCCACGATCGCCGAGCAGGTTCTGCGGCGGCTCAATGTCGCCGTGGTGCCGCTCGACGATCGCCCCGTCCTGACGGAACTCGTGCCTTTCCCCACGATCGCCACGGGTGCGCTTGTCGAGCTTGGCATCATCGCCTCGGACGAAACGCCGATCCCGAGCGATCAGGCGTTGGCGCTTGATAAGGTCAACAGCGTTCACGCGGCGCTCGATGCGCAAGGCGTCGTGTGGTGGGCGGGAACCACCGTGCCGCGCGCGTTCGTCGAGGAATACACGAAGCTGACCGCGGCGCAGATGGCGACCAGCTTCGGCAAAGCGGTCGACCCCGCCGTCGTGGCGCTGCTGGAAGGTCGCATCCGTCGCGGCGCCATGGTCATCGCCTCGCACGACATCGCGGTTGAATCGGTGATGGCGGTGCATACCGAACTCGTGGCCAAAGGGATTGCGCGGTGGACATCGATGGACATCCCGGATGTCGCTGGGGGGCCTTATGAAGTGTTGGCGGCCGACGATCTGGCGCCGAAGTTCCCGCCCGCCGAGATAAACAAGGCAGATGTCGCGGACGCCATGCGAACGTTGTTCAAAATCACCGCGCTGCCAACGAGTGGCGAGCGGGTTTGGGCGGAGTATTTTTAGGATGACCGCACCGCCGTATAAGTTACGATATAGTGACTATATGACCAGCACCGGATCGCCGGGTTCCGGTGGTTCCGCGTCCTACGTGTTGCCGATCGCCAGCACGGTGACGCTGGGCGGCATCAAGGTGGACGGCGTGACGACCTCGACCTCTCCGGTGACGGGGCTGCTGACCGTCATCGCGCGCCTGGGATGATATGACCAGGATCGAAGCACTCAGTAGCGTCAGTGAGAAGTTGGTCAAGGCGTTGCCGCCCGCCATGGTGGTTTTGGTCATGCTCAACATCCTGTTTCTCGCTGTCGCCATCTACAACACCCGTGCGCGTAACGAAGTGCTGACCAAAATCATCGACAGATGTTTGGAGATGCCGTCGCGATGACGCAACTCACCATGACCCTGCCGCTCGATCGCGTCTCCCCCGTTCGCGTGCCAACGCGAGACCTCGTGCTGGGCGGCACCGATAGCGTGACGCTGGCGGTTACAATCGTTGAGCGCGACAGCCCCGACGCGCTGCCGATCGCGATCACAGGCGGCATTGGCGGCCCCGCCGTTTCGATGTTCGTCTGGCCCGCCGGCTACGGCCACGGGATGGGCAACTGTATCGACTACGGCTGGGGATACTGGCACAACGGCCCGGTCGCCGGTCCGGGCACCGTCTTATGGTCCACTACCAGCACGGCGTTCGATACGGCCACCGGCACGGCCTTCCTCACCGTCCCCGTTGGCACCATCGGCAACTGGCCGCGCCGCTGCCGCTGGGCGATCTACTTCGATAGCGACGGCGGGGGCGAGGCGGAACTGCTCGCCGAGGGGCATTTGCACGTCCGCCCGATGGTCTCGCGGGCGCAGGTGCCGCTGATCATGCTGACGGACACGACGCCGCCGGTTCTGACAGACACCATCATTCTGAGTGGGACCGCCAAATGACGACCACGATTATCACGCCCAGCGGTGCCCCGGTCGAGGGCGTCCGCATCGTTGACATGCCGGACCTCGGCGCGGTGACCGACGACACCTCGTTCGTCGGCGAGCACGCCGGGTCGGGGCGGTTCAGCGCCACGGCGTTGCGGAGCTATGTGGGCACGAGCCCATCGGGCACGGTCACGTTCACGGATGGCGTTCATACGGTCGCGGGCAGCAATCTCGCGGTAACGGGCGGGACCATTGGCGGGACTTCGCCCAACGCGACGCTGACGATCGTTCCTGGCACGGGCACCGGCGGGATGACGGATATCGCCAACGTCATGGACTTCGGCGCCGATCCCACGGGACTGACCGACAGCAAGGCGGCGTTCCAGGCGGCGATCAATACCGGCAAAACGGTCTATATCCCGGCGCGTGGCGCGGGCATCTACCGGATTAACGGGCAAATCAACTGCACCACGCCGGGGCAGATCATCTTCGGCGACGGCAAGGGCCGCAGCATCATCAAGGTAGACGCCGCGTTTAATCTCTCCGCGACCGGCGTGTTCGTCATCAACCTGCCGCCACCGAAAGTTCCGGGTCCGCAATTTCGTGACTTCCAGATCAATTTCATCCAGCCGGATACGGCCATACGCGCCAACCTGGTCGCCTATCCACCCGCGTTTTACGCGGAGGATGAGGCACGCGGGACGTGGCACGGGATCAAAGTAAATGCCGCTCAGATCTGCATGGACCTACGCCAGAACGCGGGCGGATCGTCCATCGTTGATTGCGAGTTGTGCGCCTTCGACAAGCACGTCGCGATTGACGGAAGCCTGGACAGCATCACGATCGCGGACACGCGGTTCGAGAACGACCTGCTCACGGCCAACCAGACGGTCATCTATTACGAAGCGGCGACAACCGGTATCAGCACGGGACGTTGCGATGATCTGCACGTCGGTGGGTGCCTGTTTATCTGTGGCACGCACATCAACAGCTTCGTCGGCACGGGATCTAATCCCGGCACCACATTTGGAGAAGTCACTGGTTGCGACTTCGACAGTCTGTTGGGGATCAGGATGGCCGGCGGGTTTCTGAACCTTTCCGGGTGTTTTTTCAGCGAGGGCTTCGTGGCCACGGGTGCTATCGTCCTGTCCGGCGGAACGCTCAACATGTCCGGCTGCACGATCAACTCCACGATCCCGCTGCCGAACGGCTCCATCATCATGGCGCCGGTCACCGCCTCGATCCCCTGCTTCCTCAATATGTCCGCGTGCATACTCAACACGACCGGCAATTCATTCACGCTTCAGATGCTCAATACCACGGGCGGTTATTGTCAGGCGATCATCACTGGCTGCACGATAAACCCAGACCCGAACGCCCTGACGACGCGGAACTGTATCCAGGTCGGCGCCAATTGCCTGTTGACGTTCACGGGTAATCGTTTCGGCGGGCGTGGCTCGTCCTCCGGCGTCGCGGTGGCGCTGGCGACAGATACGGCGCACGTCGTCACCGGGAACTACTTCGCCAACTGGGCGAACAGTTTTCCCGTCCCCTACAATAATATCGTTTACGCATCAAACAGCGACAACGGCGGTGAGGTCGGGCGATATCTCTCGGCGACCGCCAACGCGGTATTCCTGTCGAGCACGTCGGTAACCAGCATCGCCGGGCTGGCGCTCACCGCCGGGGATTGGGATGTGAGTGGTGCTGTGGATTTCCTTCCCGCCGGGGGCGCCGCCACGGGTGCCGTTTCGGCGGGGTTGTCTCTGACGGGCGCCTTCCTGGGCGGGCGGGGATGTTATCAAAACATCACGATGCCGCCTGTCGCGGGGGAATATCACAGTCTCGCGGCCGGGGTGCTTCGGGTGAAAATAACGTCGCCGACAACCGTGTTCCTGCTCGGTCAGTGCAACTTCACGGGCGGCTCGATGACCGCCAACGGTTACATTGGCGCCCGCAGGGTGGGGCACTGATGTCCGACACGCTGGCAACCCTACAGAAAGCGTTGGCTCCAAAAACCGGGATGCGGCAGTTGCCGTTTCCGGTCGAGTCCTACGAGCACCCGTCACGGCCCTTCAACTACAAACACCTGCTCAACCTCGCCGCCGAGGCGGGACCGCCAGACTCAATCTCACCGTTCATGCTAAATCCCACGTCCGGGCTGGTCCCGACCGCGCCGGTTGGCACTGGCCCGTGGTATGCGTTCAACGCCAACCTTGTCGGCGGTTACTACATCGTTTCGGGCGATCACCTATGGCGTAACATCGGCGGCACCACGACGGACCTGGGCGCGGTCGGGACCATGGTCAACCCGTATCCTCCCGATACCATCCGGCCCATGGTGACGATCGCGATGAATCCACGCGCGGCGGTCATCTGCGTGCCGCCCCGGCTGTTCTACATCTACCATGACGATCCGACGTTGCACGAAATAGACGCTTCCGGCTGGGAAACGAACGGCGCCGGCACGGTCACGTATATCGATGGTTACTGGGTCGTTACCAGTTACGGACCCGGCACCACGTTCGTCCTGTCGAGCCTGAACGATCCCGCGTCATGGCCCGGCGATTTCGCCAATGTCGAGGGCATGGTCTCCATCCTGCTGCGCGCCGTCACGCATCGCGGTCAGTTGTGGTTGCTGGGCGCGGGCGGCGCCGAAGTCTGGTATGACGCGGGCGCGCCGGACTTTCCGTTTCGTCGCATGGAGGGCGTCTCGATCCAGCACGGGTCTATCGCCCGCTCGGTCGCGATCCTCAACGGCGCGATCTGGTGGGTCACGCGCGAGCGGCTGGTGGTCCGATCCGATGGTTACAGCATGAAACGGATCAGCACGCATTTCGTCGAGCGGTTGCTGGAGCCGACCGATCCAGAGCAGTGCTTCGCCACGAGCTACACCGACAACGGCCATGGCTACTATTGCCTGACCCTGCCCGACATTGGCCGAACCCTTTGCTTCGATACGCTGACGGAGAAGTGGCACGACCGATCGAGCGCCGCCGATGGCGCGGGGGCGTGGCGGCCGTCGCATCTCGCGCGCATCGGTGAGGCCGTTTATGCCGGCGACGCGAGCGGGATGATGTATATCCTCGACCCGAACGGCAACACGGACAACGGCGTGGCGATGATCCGTCAGGCCACGCTGCCGCCGCTGTATGTCGACGGGCACAGGGTATTCTGCGCGCGTGCGCAAATCGAACTGGAGACAGGCGACGTCAACGCCAGCATCAACCTCGACTGGTCCGACGACGGCGGCAACCACTTCAGCGGCGGGCCGCGCGTGCTGACGACGGGTGTCAGCGGCGATCCACGCAAGCGGGTTTTCACGACGCGGCTGGGTTCGTTTCGGGAACGGATGTTTCGCCTCACGACGCACGACCGGACGGTGTTTTACAACATGACAGCGGACGTTGCCGCGCCCGCGAGCCAGAGCGGGGCTAATAGCTGATGCCTCTCACGCTCACCCACGTCTGGCCCGTGCCGCCGCAGAACGATCCGCCGCTGCTCGATGGCGGCGCGGAGCACTCGCAGGCGTGGGCGCGGTATTTCCAGGGCGTGTCGGACGAACTGGGAACAGCCGTCGTGACCTTCAGGATGTTGCGGGCGGATCTGGCGGCGGCGCGGGCGAGGGTCGATGCCCTGGAGGCGCGGGTCGCCGCGCTGGAGGGGCCGTGACCCATCCGCCTTTTGTAATTTTCTCCATGCCCAGAAGTCGCTCGGCTTGGATTTCCAGGTTTCTGACGTGGGGCGACTGGCATTGCGGGCACGAGGAATTGCTGCACGCGCGATCGTTGGATGATGTGAAGTCGTGGCTGAGCCAACCATGCACGGGCACGGTGGAGACCGCCGCCGCGCCGTTCTGGCGCCTGCTACGGCATTATCCGAACGTGCGGGTCGTGGTGGTGCGACGCCCGGTCGATGAGGTCGTAGCGAGCTTCCTGCGGCTACCGCTGGGCCTCGATGAAGCGACGCTGATTCCGCTCATGCGCGGACTGGACAGCAAACTGGCGCGGATCGAGCGGCGGGTTCCAGGCGTGCTTTCGGTCAGCTTCGCTGATCTGGCGACAGAAGACGGTTGCCGCCGTGTCTGGGAGCATGTGATGCCGTATCCACATCAGCCCGCGTGGTGGGCGGCGTGCGACCGGGTGAATATCCAGATCGACATGCGCATGCTGGCGCGTCGGGTTCGGGCGTATCAGCCGCAACTGGCGAAGCTGGCCGCGCAGGCGAAGCACCGGATCATCGCGACGATGGCGCCGACACGGGGCGATTTTGATGGCGTGACGTTTCAGGTCGAGCCGTTCGCGCGGTTCTACAGGGATGCGGAGCCGCTGTTTCGTGAGCACCTGACACAGACGGAGCAATCGCCGGACGATCATGCGCGCAAAAACCTGCCATTACTGCAAATGCTCGATGATGTCGGGGCATTGCAGTGCCTGACGGCCAGAGTAAACGGTCGCATGTTCGGCTACCTGATGACGGTCATCGGTCCGTCGCTGGACAGTCCGGATGTGATACAGGGCGAGCACACGATATTCTTCGCGTCCTCGACGGTTCGCGGCCTTGGTATGCGGCTGCAACGGGCGGCGTTGGAAAAGTTACGCGAGCGTGGCGTGCATGAGATCATCATGCGTGCCGGGCATCGTGGCAGCGGGCCGCGACTTGGGACATTCTACCGGCGTCTCGGCGCTGAAGAGTTCGGGCAACAATATCGTTTGGAGATTGCGTGATGGGCCTGGGAGCTGGAGCGGCGCTTGCCATAGGCGCGGGTGTATCGGGGGCCGCCGCGCTAGGCGGCTCATACATGCAAAGCCAGGCCACGAAGAGCGCGCAATCGAGCGCCAACGCGGCGCAGACGGCTGCCGAGGAGCGCGCTCGCGCCGATCTCGCGCCCTACAATACTCAAGGTCAGGCCGGACTGACGGCATCAACCGACCTGCTTGGGTTGAACGGACCAGACGCCGCTACCGCTGCCATGGCCAATTTCCGCACCAGTCCCGGTTATCAATTCTCGTTGGACCAGGGCCTTCGGGCTATCGACCATGGGGCGGCGAGCAAAGGCATCCTGAACTCCAGCGACACGCTCCATCAGGAGCAGACGTTTGGCACCGGGCTCGCGGATAAGGCGTTCGGCGACTACTACAATCGTCTTTTTTCGCTGGCGAATTTAGGAGAGAACGCGGCGGCCAAAACCGGCGCGAACGCGGTTACGACAGGTCAGGGCATCGCCGGAACGGATGTCAGTAGCGGCGCTCAGGATGTCAGTATTTATGGAAACGCGGCGAAAGGAATCGGGAACAGTGTCAACAACTACATGAATAATTCGCTGTATGGTGGTGGCGGGAACAATCGACTGTTTGGTTACGGGAGCGACCCGTCGTGGGCATCGCTCAACAGGACCAATCCAACGGTCGCACCTAACACGTGGTCGCAGCCCGATAGTTACTATTTACCGGGCGGCGGCGGGTATCAAATCTGAGGTAACGCGCCATGCCAACCTTTTCCTCCGCTCAGGTCACTGATCCGACTCCGAACATCCTTTACAATCCGATGATGGTCGATAAGGCCGTCAACGAAGCACAGACCGCGCGCCAGCAAATCGGCGCGACGAATATCGAGATGGTTGGACGCGCCGCCGGATCGCTGCTTGGCATGTCGGAGACGGACGCGGCGGCGGCTTATCCGGGGATGGTGGCGAACCTCCAGCGCAACGGCTTCGCCATGAACGCGCCGTCTGAGTATCCGGGGCACGCGGCGGTGCAAGGGATCGTCAACAGCGCCATTCCGCTCGCGAAGCAGTATGAATACGGAATACTGTCCGCGCGGGGCCTCGATGACGCGCTAAAGCGGTCGAACGATCTGCTTAATCCGAATAGCGGTTCGACGGGTGTTGGCGGCGGCCCTCGTGCGTCGTCCGTGGTCGGCGGGGATCAGATAGCCAACGCCAAAGCCATCCACGCCGGCCTTGTCGCACGCGGTATGGACAACGAAACCGCGCTGGCGATGAGCGCCAATCTGCTGGGCGAAAGCGGTGGAAACTGGCAAACGAGGCCCGGTGACGGTGGTGCCTCGCACGGCATCGCTCAGTGGAATAAGGAACGGCTCGCGGCATTTCAGGCGGCGAACGGCGGCAAACTGCCCGCGCAGACCAGTCTGGACGCGCAACTCGACTTCCTGGCGAAAGAGTGGAAAGCCGATCACAACGGTTCCGCTACCGCCGCTGGCCAGTTCGGAACCGCTGAGGGTAAGATCGCGCCGATCGTCTCGAAATACGAAGTCAGCGCCAATCAGCCGGCCGACATCGCGAAACGCTCGGCCTACCTGAACCAATTGCGGGCGGCGGGTATCGGTCAGGGGACCGCGACGGTGGCCGCGCCTCTCAATCCCAACGCCGGGCCGCGTGTGGGCGCTGTTCCGCCCCCTGCCGCTCCTGTCGTGACGCAGCAAGACGCGCCGTTGCCAGTGCCGCCCATCCCTCCAGCCGTCGTGCCTCCGCCCTCTCAGGCTGCAATCGAGCCCTCCCGTCAGGCGACACGCCTGAACGGCACGGATGTCGCTGGCCCGCCCGGCGTGGTGCCATCGGCGGCACAGGCCGCCCCGCAACCCAACGTCATCCTCGACGCGAGCGGCAATCCGCTGCAAGCGCCACCCCCCGCGCCCAACAAGATGATGGCTGGGGTTGGCCTGCCCGGCGTGACGATCGGCCTACCGACCAACGGCATGGCGCCTCCGGCCGCCGTTCCCGTCCAGACAGCCGCCGGCCCTCCGTCACCCGTGACACAGGCACCCGCCGCGCCAGCAGCGCCCCCGGCGACAGGTGTCAACTCGCCGCAGTTCCAGAAGGCGCAGGAACTCAACCGCGCCGCCGCCGACCTGTTGACGCGCTATCCGAACAATCCACGGGCGCAGGCGCAGGCGGCGGCCCTCAAGGCCCAGGCGGCGCTCTACATGCAGGCGGATAGCGTGGTGAAAGGCCCCGGCGGCGTGCAGATCCACACGCTCACCGGCAAGGAAGACGACCCCGCGAAGCCGCTGCCCAACTACCAATGGAACGAGCAGCGGAAGGCGTTCATGGACCCCAGCGGTCATTACCCGCCCGTCACGCCGCGCCCCGGCTCTATCACAGTCCTCCCTGATGGGCGGGTTATCCAATCCGACCCCGGTGGCGGCGTATCGGACATCACAAACACCGATCTGGGCGCCGTCACCGCGCGAAAGGCCGCCGAGACGCAGGGGTCGGAGGCCGGAAAGGACGTGGGGAAACAAGTGCCCGCGCTCGCGGCTCAGGGGCGCAACGCGGCGACCGCGATCGGCAACATCGATTACGGTATGAATCAGGTCAGGGAGGCGGCGAAGAGCGGCATCCCCACGGGCTACTTTTCGCAAGGACTGGCCACGGCGGCGGCGGCGGCGAAGTCTCTGGGCATCGATACGACCGCGCTCGGCGTCGATCCGGCGGCGGTGGGCAACATTCAGAGCGCGCAGAAGACCCTCGGCGTGGTGGCGGGCGCGATCCTGCAGCAGGCGATCGGTAAGGACAGCCAGATCACGGACGCCAAGATCCAGCACTTTATCCATACCCAGCCGGGCATCGAGACCGATCCGCACGCAATCGAACGGGTGTTGAACTGGGCGCGCTCGCAGTTTGTCTATGAGAACGAGATGTCCGTCGCGGCGATGAAAGAGGCCGCCGATAGCCCAACGGGGACGCTGCCGCTGAACTGGCAACCCCGTTACTACAGGGACAAGGGGTTCGCGCCGATCTATGACCCAGGCTCGGGCGAGATGCGCCAACCGGAAGGTCAGCAGCCGACGCGCGAGCCACCGCCAGGGCCGCCCCCGACGGCGCCGGTCAATCCGAGTGAACGCAAGGCCGACACCGTTTATCAGACGCCAAAGGGGCCGCTGAGGTGGAGCGGCGGTGAATGGTTCCCGGTGACGGAGAAGAAGTAGCATGGCAGGAGGACTCACCGACGCCGAGGTGTTCGGCACGACCGCGGCCCCGCCCGCCGCTCGAGGAATGACCGACGCCGAGGTGTTTGGGACTGGTCTGGAGAAATTCCCCGAGGAAGCGTTTCAGGCTGACTACGCCAAGACGCCGCTCGCACTACCGCCGGCCGTTCCAGCGATAGCGGGCGCGGCGGCCGAGGGGTGG